TATCCGAAACGTGAAACATGCGGTCAAGGCGTCGAAGGTGACGCGTCCGGTGTCCAACCGGAAGGGGCAGGTTCAATCCCTGCTGACCGCTCTGATTTGGGAGCGACATGAGAACTACTTACATCTATGGCTTGCGTGACCCACGCGATAAGATGATTCACTATATCGGCAAAGCAAACTCCCCAAAGGCTCGCCTTAAGCAGCACATGGAATGCGAAGGGGCAAACAAGTACAAGAATGCTTGGCTTGCCGACTTGGTGTCATGCGGGCTGAAACCTACTATTGACATCCTGGAAGCTATACCGCTGTCAGAATGGCAAGAGGCTGAATGCCGATGGATTGCTATCGGCAAGTCGGAACAATGGCCGTTGACAAATATCAATGCGGGCGGCGGTGGCGGTACTCAACACGCAGCCTATGTGTCACCGTGGATTGCAATTGTTAATGACTATCTTATGCCACATGAGCGACCGCTCTTTGCAAAGCTGCCAGAAAATCGGCAGTTTTCCATCTGCCACAATGCTGCAAAAGTCATGATGTATCATTCATTCATTGCAATTAAGATGCGTGGCGGCAAGCCAGAACAAGAGTTCAACGAACACAAGATGTTTTGGGACGGCTCACGAGTAGCACGGCGATTACTTCATAAGGTAGCAAGTAGATAATGGGTAGACCTTCCAAGCTAACGCCAGAAGTGCAAAAGCGCATAACCGACGCCATCCGTGTTGGCGCAACATATGAACTTGCTGCGCAATATGGCGGTGTCTCATACAACACTTTTAATGAGTGGATGAAAGCGGGCGAAGCTGCTACGAGCGGGAAAAATCGTGAGTTATATGAGGAAGTAAAAAGCGCAGAAGGGGCAGCGGCGGTCAAATGGCTTGCCGTTATCGATAAGGCGTCGATTGAACAATGGCAGGCTGCCGCATGGAAACTTGAGCGGCGCTATCCTCACGCCTATGGGCGGTCTGTCACTGAGGTGACGGGGACAAATGGCGGTCCGGTAGAAGTGGCGACACTGACGAATGAAGAGCGAATTGCAAGACTTGCTGAGCTATTTGACGCCGCGAGAACGCGCCGAAATCGACGCTCTCCTGAGTGATATACCTCTGACCTTTCGTGCGTTTGTGCGGTTGGTTGCGCCGCACATCGAATTTTACGCGCATGTTGACCAACTCTGCGATGTGTTGCAACGAGTGGCAGACGATGAACTGCATAGACTCATGATTTTTATGCCGCCTCGACATGGCAAAAGTGAACTGACTAGCCGCCTGTTTACTGCCTATTACCTTTACAAGCATCCTGAGCGGTGGGTAGGACTATCGAGCTATGGCGCTGCGCTTGCATACAATCTGAGTGCAAATGCGCGTGAGAATTTCCGTACTGCGGGCGGCGCTCTGGCTGGCGAAGGTTCGGAGTTATGGACTACGCAAAGCGGCGGCGGCATGTGGGCGGCAGGCGTCGGCGGGCCGATCACTGGGCGCGGCTATCATCTCGGCTTGGTAGATGACCCGGTGAAAAATTCTGAGGAAGCATCTTCTGACACGATTCGAGAGAAGCATAAAGCATGGTGGCAATCGACCTTTTACACGCGCCAAGAACCTGGCGCTGCCATCATTGTAATCCAGACTCGCTGGCATGAGGATGATTTATCCGGCTGGCTATTGAAGCAGGAGAAGGACAGCGAAGATAATCAGGCGGAGCGGTGGCACGTGATTTGTATGCCCGCTATTGCAGAACCTATGCCGCCGTTCCCGCCTTCTGTGACGGTTGAACCAGATGACAGAGAACCGGGATCTGCCTTGTGCCCTGAGCGTTACAACGGGGCAAAGTTGGCACGCATCAAATCGAAAGTGGGAGATGCGGTTTGGGCGGCTCTTTATCAGCAGCGCCCTACACCGGCTGCAGGCTACATTTTCTTGCGCTCATGGTGGGAAGGCTGCAATCGCTACTATCTGAATAACACAGAGATTCGTAATCAGGTTGTGGCGCGCTGGCTGTTTTTCGATACAGCGCTAAAAGACGGTGCGTCAAACGATTTCACGGCTTGCACCGTTTTTGAGTTGTGGCCAGACTACAGATGCGCCGTGCGACACATTTTCAATGAGCGGATACAGGCGGCTTTCTTGCCCGGCAAAATTCAGGAACTGGCGCAGCGGTGGAACTACGACGGCAGACTGCGGGCGGTTGTGATTGAAGATAAAGGCAGCGGCACGACGGCGATTCAGACGCTACGGGCGTCGGCTCCTACTTGGCTTGCAGAGATGATTACTGAGTTTACGCCGACTGGCACAAAAGAATACAGGGCGCGCCAGGCGTCGATTTGGTGTGCTCGTGACTGCGTAATGCTGCCATTTCCAGATGCTGACGCATCCTGGCTATACGACTTTGCCGACGACATCGGCGGGCAACTGTTCGGATTCCCGGCGACAAGCCATGATGATATGGTTGACGCATTTACGATGGGGATTATCTACCTTGAAAACCTGCTGGCGCAGGGCTGGCAGGCGAGGGAAGGAATGCGGGAACAATGAGACACGAACGGGACTTTGACGAACTTGCGCCGCAGGTAGATTTCACACCGGCCGTCGACCCACACGTGGCGCAATTGAGACGCCAGATTGACGAGGCAGCACAGGAGTATGCAACGCTCACGCTTGAGAATGAGCGGCTGCGCGCACGGGTCGCAACGCTGGAGCGCCGCCTGCTGCTGCACTCTGAGACAATCGAGCGAATCACCGAAACCGTCAACCAGGTTCGGGGCATGAAAGGGGCAGTAGGCTAATGGCGTCTTTAGTCGGAGCATTCGATAGCTGGTCGGCTTGGTGGGCGTGGGTAAGCCTCTCCCTGAAACGGCAAGAGGAGCGGGCAGCATGGGCGGATCATTACCGTGTGCTGAAAGCCTACTACCAGAATAACGGGGTGTACGAGGTTATTGACACGATGCTGGCCGGGCTTGGCGCTCGGTCGCAGGATATGCGCCCGCTGCGCAATCCCGCCTTCCGCTTGGTCGAATTTTACGCGGCTAAAATTTGGCCGGGGCAATTGCCGGATGCTCTGCCCATCGTCACAGACAATGATGCTATCATTCCGGCTATTCAGCAGGTGTGGGAGTGGTCGAACTGGGGAAGTGAGAAGCAGGCGGCGGCGCGCTGGTTCCCGATGTACGGCGATATGTTCTTGAAGGTGGCAACTCGCAATAATGACGCCGGGCGTCCCGTGCGCGTCTACATCCAGAACATTGAACCTATCTATGTCACTGAGATGGACACAGACGAACGAGGCATTTTGACCTACGTGCGTTTTGACATTCCGCAGCGCCGCAGAGTGGGCGACAAAACAGAGGATTATACGCACACCGAAGTTTGGAACAAAGCAGGATACCGGCGCTGGGAACACACGAAAGCATCTACCACGCCGACTGAGCAATTAGGGACGCCGCTATTGCAGGCTCCGTTGTCGGCTTTCGGCATCGACTTTGTTCCTGTTGTCTGGCAGTCGTTTCGTAACATCGGTGACGAACGAGGTTGCGGCGCTTTCACGCTGGCGCTAGACAAGATTGACGAGGCTAATCGACAGGCGACGCGGCTGCACGAAATGCTGTTCCGCTACAATCGGGCGTTATGGGCGGCATCGGCGGGCGGCATGGATGCGACGGGTAGACCGTTGCCGCCTCCGCGCCTGGGCAGTAGCGGCGATGATACGTTGACTGTTGACGATGATACGGTGATTCGGCTGCCGGGCAATAGCACGCTGACAAGCCTGGTGGCGCAAATTGACTACGGATCGGCGCTGGCCATCCTAAATGCTCAGCTTGAGGAATTGCAGAAAGACTTGCCGGAACTCGCTTACTACGAACTGCGCAACCGTGACGTAAGCGGGCGGGCGGCTACTATCCTGCTGGGCGATGCGGTTGACCGTGCGCTAGAGGCGCGGGGCAACGCAGAAACGGCGCTTGCACGTGCGGATGCTATGGCTTTGACCATCGGTCAATCTGCCGGTCTGTTTGGCGACCTCGGCGGCGACTACGCAAGCGGGGCATTTGTACACACGTTCGCAGAACGGCCATTGATGGCAAGCAGCGAAGCGGATGAGGCTGAGCTAGTGCAAGCGTGGGTGCAAACAGGTGTGCCGTTGCGCACGGCTCTGCGGCGAGTCGGTTGGGATGATACTGACATCGTGACGATGGATGCAGACCGACAGATTGAGACGTTGGCGCAGCGCAGCATGTCGGAGGCGATGATTGCGGCGGCAGAACGTGACTTTGACCAGGGGCTAGTGACGTGAGCGAAATCATCGATGCGGTTAACCGCTTTCGGGCGCAACTTCTATCAGCAGACAGGGCGACACGCCTGGAGATGGCGCGCCGCTGGCTTGCGGTAGAAAATGCGCTCGCTCCGCAGGTTGATGCGCTGGTCATGGAGATTCTTGCATCTCCTACGCCGCTAACTAACTGGCAGATTGCCAGGTTGCGCCGCTATCGTGCGCTCATGGAGCAGATTGACGAACAATTGCGCCGCTACGGTGCAACATCTGCTACCACGATTGCAGAGCGGCAAAGGCAACTGGTCAGTTTGGCGCAGGATCACGCCGTAGGAATGGCAGAAGCGCAAGCGGGGCCGGCGATTCGCAATCAATTTGACAGGCTCCCTGTGCGGGCAACGGAGAACATGATAGGCGTAATCGGCAATGGGACGCCGCTAAATGCTGTGTTGGCAGATGCAAGCAGAATCGGCCCGGATGCGTTAGGTGGAGAGTTGGTCAATGGAATTGCGCTTGGATTGAATCCTAGAGAGATTGCACGTCGGGCACTGCGCCGCGGGCTGGCACAATCCTATGTACGCATGACAACCATTGCCAGAACGGAAACGCTGCGAGTGTATCGTGAAACCACGTTGGAGAGCTACCGGCGCTCGAATGTGGTGGTAGGCTACAAACGCATTGCGTCAAAGAGCATCCGCACCTGTCTGGGTTGCCTTATGGCCGATGGCATGATTTACCGGCTCGAATCGGAGTTTGAGGAGCATGTGAACGGGCGCTGCGTAGCCATTCCGATTTTGCGTGACATGAGCGAACAACCTACCTGGAC